GTCACACGCCAGCGACGGTATCATGTATTATTACCTACAAATCCTTCGGGATGTAGGCAGATACATTATGCATACGGCATCCCTATGCAGAGCACAGGCATGCCGTGAAGCGCATCATCGAGGACACTCTTATAGATGTATCCTCGATCGCTAGCAAAGTGGATCTCCTCTGGATAACCCACTTTGTAGAACATTCCTGGCTGCTTTGCGGCCAGGGCTGTTTTAAAGTCGTCAAGACTAAGTCTTGATTCGCCTTTATAAATGAGGTCCCAAAGTTTGGCATACCTCATTTTAAGTCTTTCCGTATTATATACGGTGGGACTTTCCTTACCAAGGAGAATCTCCTTGAAAAGGACAGGACGAGATAACTTCTCCATGATGGAGTGCTCGTCGTACCATCCCTCCGAATAGATTCTATCCGCGAGGGATTGAGCAGACTCGGTCCCATTGGGATCAAACTCTGCTTTAAGTTCCTTCCACCTTTTAGATGGCATGAACTGTTTGATGACGACCTCAAAATGAGATCGCATCGCCTGAAGGTCCGTCTCGTTGAGACGGTACCCACGGTATGAGTAATTACTCAGTAATTTACTCATTAATCCCTGATCATGAGGAAATTCCTCATGGTCAGTGATAAAGGATGACATCACTGACTTTGTCAGTGATGGAACCTTTCTATATATATCCTCGACTTCGTCGGGGAGATATAAGTCCAATCCTCCCCAGTAACTGGGGAGCATTAGATGCCAGTACACTCCACTGGAGCGATCTGGCAATAGAGAACCCATTCTTTGAAAGAATCGGTCTCTAACCATTCTAACCCACTTTGTGGGATAATGGTCTCTGTTTAGCCATTTGAGGGTTCTACCCAGGGAAATTCCCTTTCCAATGGCTACATTTCTATCACTGCTTACCTCGAAACTCTTGGTAAGTGGTGATAATAGCCTCACCTTTATAGAGTCTACAAAGGGAGAGGCTTCATACGCCAGGGTAGAATCATTGATTCTCCTGACGTCAAAGGGTTTGGTCAACGCATTGCGAATGTCCAAAACCTTTTCACAGTATTTCACAACTCTGTTGGAAATACCGTGTTTCCCACGTGAAAGGACTGAGCCACATAATATGTGGTTCATGGTTATTCTCCCGAGATACTCGGGAGGACCGATGGCCAGATGGTCATCTCCTCCAACGTGGTAAGTTCTCCACTCAGGAGAGTCAAAGACTCTCCCGAGTGGTATACCTAAGTAGGACCGCATTGCGGCTTCTTCTACAAATAGGTTAAGTAGTGTGAGAACCACCTTTGTAAGGGGCTCTCCCATCATAATGCCCCGGGCTTGTCTCTCTGAGATAAACCCGTGACCGATAAAACATCTGTTGCTAGACACTAGCTCCAGACATGTTTCTATCAGGTTCGATCTAAGACCGATTCCTGATATAAATCCCGAGAGTAGTTGGATTCCAACTACCTTCGGTATATGGTCGGTTGCCTCTTTGAGGTCCGACGATAAACATTTAAACCCTACTCCGTAGGATTTATTTGTCATCAGGTATAGGCTTTGCCATGCCTGATCAGTCTTTTGAAGACTACTCCTCACTGAGGGGTGGTTCTTCAAGATATCCTTTAAAGCATGGGATAATCCCTGCTGTAAAGTATTAAGCCAGAATGGACCAGTGGTCACAATTCTAGCTTTATAACCGGGTTCTGGTACTGCCAGAACTCGGCAAGGAATTGGTAGTCCGGTCTTTGACCAGGCTTGAAATTCGAGCCAAGAGACTACCATTATTTGCCTACCAATGACTTCATCGAAGCCTTGGTAGTACATGTTTTCATTATTGAAAACTTCCTCTGTAATGATTTCACCGAAATCAACAGTAGGATAATGTTGGTACGGAGTATCTCTGCACCAATATCTCCATCTCGGCTCCCCACTAGGGCAGTGCATACACCCAAAGGGTGTATCAACACTTTCGTCCAAAACTGGACGAACCCGAAGATGTTCAGAAAGGGAATCTCTGATTTCCTTTCCCCTACCTCCGTCTTTGACGGTTTGGTAGTAACTACCAGCACAACTCATTGAGATGTGTGGGTAGGTAATGACCTTTCCAAAGGAAAGGCATTTATGACCTAAATTCCGGGATACCTGGAATATTAGGTTGAGGTACTTCGGATCCAACGGATACGGTTCCTCAATTGAAGAAAAGAACTGGGCCACTGACTCAGTTTCTTTCTTTCTATCCCCTACAGGCATCTGCCGTGTAGAGGTTAAATGGGCAAACCCCTCTAAGAGGGATTTATCCATATCGCCTGCCAAGATTCTTTGAATCTTTGGCCAGGCGAGTAATACCGAGAAGGGATTTTCCCTCCCCGGTGTAGCGAGCTTCTCTCTGAAAGAGGCGGCTCGATTATACAGGAAGTCACATAGTGCCTTCCAGTATGAAACCACCTGCCCTAGATTATAGGGTCCGATGGTTAAGATCATTCTCACAATGTGAGTAAGGATCTTTTTACCACTCTCTTCATAGAAGAGAGATTGGTCAAAGAGTAGTAAGGAGTCAATGACTCCGTGGATACAATCCTCTACTCTTTTAATATCGCCGGATCTTCTCTCTGAGAAGACCCGAGCCTTATTTAGGGAGAGGCCATACCTGGTTTGTAACCAGGCGATCCTCTTCACTAAAATCAGAGACCGTCTAGTGGACGATCTCTGATTACTCGACCCTCCAGACTTTATCTGGAGGATCGAGAATGTTCTCGAACCTAGGACATAGTCCAGGTTCGGGAATATACGAGGGACATAGTCCCTCGATAATACATGATCACCGTCGAGGCGCCTAGGCGCACTCGATGAGATTTTCATGTAATATCGCTG